TGGATTGATACTAGTGATCAAGAAAACTACGGAAGAAAAATGTACCGTTGGAACAACACCGCAAAAACTTGGGATGCGATTGATGTAACTGATCATACTAGTCAATATGGTATTATCTATGCAGATGCACGTTGGGCTACAACAGGCGCAAGCTCTACTGCTAGTACTGTGGCAGATCTAATGTCAAGCAATTATGTTGATTATGATTGTCCAGATCCAACAGCATATCCTAGAGGAATGTTGTTATGGAACACAAGAAGAAATGGCTTCAATATCAAACAATATAGAAAAGATTACGTTAACGTTAACGAAATCAACACTAGATTTTCTGATGAAGCTCAAACAGCATATTATCCAGATCGTTGGGTAAGTGTTAGTGGTCAAGACTTGAATCAAGTCGCACACTTCGGAAGAAAAGCACAAAGAGCATATGTTGTTGGACAACTAAAAGTAGCTATCAACACTAGTCAAACAATTTTAGATGAAGATAATATTTTCTTTAACTTGATTGCATGTCCTGGATATCCAGAATTGATTAGTGACATGGTCAACCTAAACAATGCTAGAAATGGCACTGCATTGGTAATTGGTGATACACCTTTAAGATTAGAAAGCAATGCACAATCTTTAATAGATTATGGTAACGATTCTGCTAACAGCGGTATTGACGGGGAACTTGGTTTACACACAGCAAGTGACCATTTAGCTGTATATTACCCAAGCGGTCTTTCAACTGATCTTAGCGGTTCTAACGTTGTTGTTCCAGCAAGCCACATGATGTTAAGAACTATTGCGATCAGTGATCAACGTAGTTTCCAATGGTTTGCTCCAGCAGGAACACGTAGAGGCGGAATTACTAACGCTACATCTGTTGGATATTTAAAGAATGGTTCTTTTGTACCAGTGAGTTTGAATCAAGGCACTAGAGATCAAATGGCACAGGTAAAAATTAACCCAATTACAAATATCCCAGGCGCAGGATTAGTAGCATTTGGTCAATATACAAAAACAGGCATTAACAGTAGTTTAGATAGAGTAAATGTATCAAGACTAGTTAGTTACCTGCGTAGACAATTAGGGATCATTACAAAACCGTTCATATTTGAACCAAACGACAAACAAACAAGAAGCGAAATCAAGAACGTTTGTGAAAGTTTAATGTTAGACTTAGTTAGTTTGAGAGGCATTTATGACTTTATTGTGATTTGTGATGAATCAAACAATACACCATCGGTGATTAGTAACAATCAACTTTATGTTGATATTGCTGTAGAGCCGGTAAAAGCAGTTGAATTCATTTACATTCCTCTAAGATTGAAGAATGTCGGTGATATCAAGTCACGTCAATAAGGAGAGCTTATAAATGGCGATTACAAGTTTAAGTAGATTTACAGTACCCATTCCAGGGGGTCAAAGCAACCCTAGCCAGGGTCTACTAATGCCCAAGCTCAAATACAGATTTAGAGTAACATTAGGTAACTTTGGAGTAACAAAATCAACAACTGAGTTGACGAAACAAGTCATGACAGTTGCTAGGCCAAACGTACAATTTGACAGTCAAACCATTGACGTTTACAACAGCAAGATTTTCTATGCTGGTAAACACACATGGCAACCAATTAGTATGACTGTAAGAGATGATATCAATGGCGAAGTTGCTAGATTAGTTGGCGAGCAAGTACAGAAACAATTTGATATGTTAGAGCAAGTCAGCGCATATAGCGGCAGTGATTATAAGTTTGTTACAAAAATTGAAATTTTAGATGGCGGTAACGGTAATGTTAACGAGCCAAATATTTTAGAAGTTTTTGAATTATATGGCTGTTTCTTAACAGACGTTAATTATAACGAATTAACGTATGCTGAGAGCGCACCAGTAGACATTACAATGGCTATACAATATGACAATGCTGTACAATATGGAAAAGATGGGGCACAACCTGTTACATTTGGTTCAGTAATTGCACGTGGAGTCAGATCAAGTTTAACTGGTTAATAGAAATTAAAATTCTGGGAGTGGATCAAAAGCCTGGTTTTCGCCAGGCTTTTTTAATGGGCTAAATATTATTATGGCCAATATCTTTACTAACTTCTTAGACAGTGTTTCTGGGGATCTTAAGAATACCAATCTGAAAGATTACAGACACGCAAATAAACTGTTTGTACAAAACTTTTATCGACTTGCCCCTAAACACGGATTTTTATACTTCGTTAAATTCCGTTTGAACCCAAACGTAGCACAAACTGATGCTTGGAAAAATAATAGATTAGATTTAGAATTAGGAATGTTAGTTAAAAGTTGCGAGCTTCCTAAAATATCTTTCGAAGGTCAAACATTAAACATATATAATAAAAAACAACCTGTTTACACTAAAATATTGTATAATCCTCTGAACATGGTATTGCATGATGATAATCGAGGATTGGTCAGAGAATTTTGGCAGATGTACTATCAGTATTATTCTTCAGATAGTTATTATGCAGGCAGCAATGCAACGCCAGGTATATTACCTGTGAATCCAGTAAACAGATATGAAAAACCTGCACCTGTTTCGCAACAACAATTAAATGCAAGAGCAACACCGAATGGTTCATATGTTGATACAACTGATCCTGCACGTTATGGTCTAGACACAACTATGAAAGAACAGTTGATAAGATCTATAGAAATATATCAGTTAAGTAGAAAAGATTTCTTTTTACATACATTGATTAATCCAAAAATTAGATCTTGGAACATGGATACTTTAGCTTCTGACAGTAAAAATTTACTAACTCATAATGTCACTTTTGAATATGAAGGAGTTTATTTTGGCTCTGGTAAAGTTACTAGATTTAACCCTGATGGATGGACTGATCTACATTATGATTTAGACCCTAGCCCAATAGGCGGGATTTTTGGTAAGACACAAAATGGATTGTATGGTCCTGGTGGATTAATACAAGACGGAACAACATTGTATGCTGATATCACAGATGCTCAACAAAACCAAAATCTAGATCAAAGACAAGCGTTAGCTCTTTTATTTAGAAGTGCGAGGCTTATTAGTAATGCTAGTAATCTTGATGTTGATTTAGCTAGAAAACAAGTAGAAGAAACTTTCATAAATAGCGTTACCATAACAAACCAAAGCAGCACTAGTAATGGCGCTGTACAAGGGTTAAATGTTAATAGACCTAATGATGGTTCAAATAATACTGAAGCAGTTAGTAGACAAGTATCGCCTGAATTTAATCCTAATAACTCTGCGATCAATACAAATACTGCAGGTACTCCTGATGGGTCTAACACAGTTCCTGTTTCTAGAGCTTAAGGAAATTTAAATGGCAACAAATTATTCTAACTTACCAAGTAAATCTAATACTTCAAGTGAATCAAAAGTTATACAATACTTTGATAATTATTATACTAAACCTACAGAATTAGATGTTGGCAATATTGACGTTATGCGAGGGTTTTTTGAGCAAAGAGGATTCCAATCTGAAAGTGCAAAAAATATTACCTACTTAATTTTAAAAACAGCCAAGCAAAGTAATTATACATCCCAAGAGATTTTAGAAGCATTGTCATCATATAATGATCAACAGTTAAATGATTTTTTATTAAGCATTTTGAATTTTAATAGAGCCAAAACAAGTACACTAGGATCTATTAAAAAAGTTGAAACTACCGAAATCATAATGAGAAATATTGTAGCATGAGTTTAGCAAAATTTTCTAAAGGTAGATTTCTTCTAAAAAATCCTGACAAATATGTAGGGAATCATGAACCTTTATATAGAAGCAGTTGGGAATGGCATTTCATGCAAATGTGTGACAGTCATCCCAATATAACTAACTGGGCCAGCGAAGGAGTAAAGATACCTTATTTAGATCCCACTACTGGTAGACAAACTGTATATGTTCCAGATTTTCTAATACAATATGAAGATAGACACGGAAAGAAAAGAACAGAACTAGTAGAGATAAAACCTTCTAATCAAATGTTAAAAGAGAGGGTAGGCAAAAATCCATACAATCAGATGCAGTATGTGAAAAATCAAGCCAAATGGGCTGCTGCTGGAGCATGGTGTAAACAGAACGGTATCGTATTTAGGATAATTAATGAAAACGACATTTTTCATAATGGAAAGAAAAGATGACTAAAAAATTAGAAGAACTATTAGATCTTCCTCCAAAAAATGAATCTATGATATCCCAGGAGATTATAGATC